GGTCGACACCCACGCCACGCGGGTCATACCGTCGCTGATCAGGTCAGACATGGCGGGCCCTCCTCAGGGCATGAAAAAAGCCCCGGTTGGGGCGAGACGAGCAGGACGGGGCGGTCAGATGACGAGGTTGGCGACGGTGACGCTCGTTGTCGACGAGTAGGTGATCGATGCGCTCACGCCGTCGGCGGGCGACGCGAACAGGTCCGGAGTGATCGGTCCGATCATCTTGTCGCCGGTCGTTGCCGGGACGGTCACGACCAGGTCGGCGACGGCCTGGCCGCGGAGCTTGCCCGTTGCCGTGACCGTCACGGTCATGGAGCTGCCGTTCGTGTTCTTGACGTGCAGGAACGACCGCTCGCCGCACGTCACCGTGGTGGACGCGGCAGCGGCCGAATAGGTCGGGGTCAGGCCACTCAGGGCGATGACCTGCTGGGCGAGAAGCGCCATGAGGGTCTCCTGTCAGGCGGGAATGGACTTGATCCGGTACTGCACCGGAACGAACCAGGAAGGCGGGGTCGTGTCGTCGTCGCGCTGCACCGGAGGCCCGCCCAGATCCTCCGGCCGCCACGCGGTACGGCCCTCGACAGCGAGGGGGCCGCTCAGCGCCTGCCGCACCCTGTCAGCGACCCACAGGGCCATCTCCATCGAGCCGCCAACACAGGTCACCTGAAAGGTGGCCATAAAGTCTGAGCGGGCGTCCGCCAGGGACTCGCGGACCGCCTCACCCGGCTCCGGATACAGCACGGCGTACACGTCCGGCGGCGACCAGCCGGCATCCGTTGGCGCACCGCCCAAGTACACGGTGAGGCCAGCGCCTTCCAGCGCCGCCTGCACCGCATCCACGTGCGGCAGAACCTCAGGTGGTGCAGCCATCGCTCACCACCAGGCCAAGCCGCGGGCGACGATCAGCGCCATCTGCGCCTCGAACCGGGGCTCCTCGGCATCCAGGGCCCGGCCGCCGTCCCGGTGTGGGGGGTTCTTCACCGAGCCGTACTCCAGCAGGTTGCCGAGCGCGCCCTGCGGGCCACCCTTGTCCGGACCGATGATCGCCATGTAGATGTCCGGCCCGTATGACGCGGCATCAAACGAGATCGAACTCGGGTAGGACGGAGCGTGCTTCGGTGCCGACGCGCGGGCGTTGGATCGCCAGTCCCGCTTGATGTTCACCGCGCCCCGCCGAACCACAGCCCTCATATCCCGGCGCGCCCGCGGAACCACCCGCGCCAGATGCCGCTCGAGACGGCGCACATCAGACATGTCGAAACGGACGCTCACGACCGGTCCTCCGTCCTGATCCGCCACGTCGTCGACTGATCCGAGAACGTCTCACCTGTCACCCAGAGGACCAGGCCGGCCATTCGGGCATCCGGCGACGCCGTTACCTCAACCCGCGCGCCTGGCAGGACACGGCCACCGCCCGGCACCGTCGTCGCCCACGGCAGCTGCACCTCGTACTCGCGCAGCACGACCTCACGCTCTCCGGCCTCGGTCTCCTGGCCCGTGCTGGCTGCAATCGCCTTCACGCGTGCCTTACCTATGTACAGGTTCGTCTGCTGGCCCGGCACCGTCTGGCCCGTCGCCCGGTTGAAAGTGTCCGGGGCCTGCGTGTACAGGCGGACCGTGTCCCGCATCCGGGCTTCGGCCTCGCGCCGGCCAGCGGCCAGCGTCGCGTTCAGCAGGCTCACGACGTCACCACCGAGAACGCCGGCCGCCGGAACGGCCGCAGCGCATCCTTGTGATCCCTGGTCAGGGCCGCGCTGCCGATGGTCTCTGAGGCAAACGTGCGCTGGTAGTCGTCGATCGACACCTGGCGCAGGTTCTCCGGGTTGGCAAGGTTCATCGTTGCCAGGTCCAGGACCACGTCGACGACGTCCTCAGGAACCTCAGTCCAGCCGTGGCTGTAGGTGACGCGTACCTTCGGCGCCCAGATGCCCTGCGCCCGGTTCCACGGCCAGCCCATAAGCCGGGTTGAAGCCTGCCACGGATAGCCGCGGGTCAGCTCGTTCCCCAGCCGCGAGAAGTCCCGGTTCTCAACCGCATCCCACTCGATGCCGCTGAAATCTGCGACCTCCACCACGGTGAGCAGGTGGGCGTCGTCGACGACGAGCGGATACTGCGGCAACCGCAGAACCCGCTCCCCGCCCGGCAGGGTGATCGTGTCGTTCTCCACAAGCGTGATGTCCTGCCGCGTATACCGACGCACCCGAGCCGAAGCTCGGCGCAACGCCAGGTCCAGCGCCGCGTCCGTGCCGACGGCACCCGCGTTCTGCAGGTCGGCCGCCGTGGCGAGCGGAGGAAGAGCCATGGCGGCCTCCCCTCACTCGCCAGAACCGGCGAGCTTCTCCAGCTGCTTCACCAGAGTCGAGCGCGGCTTGTCCTTCGCCTGCTCCGCCTCCAGCGCCTCCTCGGCCCGGTCCGGGTCCTCGCCGACCCACGCCAGAACGTCGGCGGCCGTACCGTCGATGTCCAGCTCCTCGGGCCGCCCGGCCGGGGACTCCAGCTCCTGCTCGGGCTCCTCGGCCTGCGGCTCCAGCAGGGCGCGGGCTTCGCCGTCGAGCGGCTCGACCGGCGAATGCGTGGACACCAGGTAGGCAGCCAGTTCGCCGCTCACCTCGTCGTCCTTGGCGAGCGGGTGAACACCGTAGTTCCAGTACGGAGCGATGTTCTCCAGTACCTTCGCGCGCATCATTCCTCCTTCAGGTCGCCGGGACGCCAGCAGATGCCGGCGCCCCGACTGGGCGCGGTCAGGCGTGCTCGAGGACCACGGCACGCTTGTACAGGGCCGCGTCACCGGTGGTGGAGTCCGACGGGACGCCATAGTCGCCGACCCAGCTCCACGAGGTGGACAGGGTCTGCTGCAGGCGGTCCTGCGGCGGACGGACGATCCGCGCGACCTGCACACCCGGGGCCGCCTCGATCATCGAGATGTCGGGGACGTCCTCCACGCCGGTGCCGCGCAGCAGCTCACCCATGCCCTCGAACGGAGCCGCGACGAGAGCGCCCGCGCCGAGCACGATCGGCCGGTGCACGGTCACGTTGCCGGCCGAGCCGCCCAGGATCGTCGGCGCCTCGATGTTGCGGACCCAGTCGATGCCGCCGAACCGGCCGATCGACAGATCGCGGTAGATCGGGGAGTCGACGCGGCCCTGCAGGGCCTGCTTGAAGTCCGAGTCGGAGAACAGCTGCGCCTCCGTGTCCGGGTCGATGTGGGCCGGGTAGTAGCCGCCCACGGTCGGGACGTTCATCTTGCGCAGGCGGGTCACCGCGGAGCGGAACATCGCGAAGGTGGCGGTGTTCGACGTGGTGAGGTCGTATGCGGTCGAGCCGGTCGGACGGATCGTGGTCGGCGCGTTCGCCGCGACCACGGCGTCACCGACGACGTCCGCGCGGGCGGTGCCCAGGGTCAGCGTGTTCGTACCCGTGTTGACACCGGTCACGGTGTTCGCGACACCCGCGATGGTCACGGACAGCGGGTTCGACGCGGACACCGCGGTCGGCACGCCATTGACCAGCACGAACTGGAAGCCGGCCACCGAGTTCACGATGATCGACGTGTCCGAGGCGCCCGCCGTGGTGCACCAGGTCCGGCCGCCCATGTAGGCGTTGTAGAGCTTGTTCCGGGCGATCTGGTTGATGGACTGGCCCGCGTTGATACCGAGCGTCTCCACGTCGGCGAGGAACTTCGACGCGAGGGCCATGCTCGAGGTGAGCATGTTCGTGTCGACGGCCTGGCCGTACTGGTCCATCGTCACAGACCACTGCTCGATCGAGTACGTCGCCGCCGACGTGTCCGAGCCGGTGATCGCAGTGGTGGCCGGCGCAAGCAGGCCCTTGCGGGTGAACGTCTTGGTGTCGCCGAGCCCGCCCTGCCACGGCATCGCGTCCGCGATCGCCGGGAAGATGAAGTTGGGCCTCAGGGCTTCCTGGAAGACGCGGTCGATGATGCCGTTCTGCATCATCGCGCGGATCGCGGCCGGGACGGTCGACCGCACGTCGTGGCGGTCGAGCCGGAACCACGGCTTGGCAGCCGTCAGTACGGTCATGATTACTCCTGTGTGATCTCGACGGACACGAGGTCCGGGTACTGCAGGGCGTATTGCTCAAGGCCAAGCAGTGCGGTTTGTGTGATCGCTGTGATGGCGGCACAGACCCGGCCGTTCTCGGCGTGCTCCTCGTGACCGTCAACCTCAATGGAGGTACGGCCGTCGCCCAGACGGGCGCGGACGCGGATCACGAACGGAGCCGGAACCCAGGCGCAATCTGCGCCAGTTCGGCGTCCAGGGACGCTCGGTCTGTGGTGCGGAAATCGGTGGGCGGCTCGGTCGGCTTGGCGCCCTGGCTCGGGTCGGGCCTCGGAGCAGGCTTCTTCTGCGGCTCCGGTGCGGCCCTGCGCAGGTGCGGCTTACGCTCCAGCAGGTCCGTGAGGTCGGCCGAGATTGCCTCGGTGTCGATCTCCCCGTCGTCGCTGGTGTAGGCCGACAGGTCGAGGAACGCCGCGGCGTCCTCAGGATCGGCGAACTCGGCAGCAGCAGCCTTCACCTCAGCGAGCACAGCCCGCTGCGTCGCCTTCGCCGCATGCTCCGCGAGCCGCTCCGCCTTCGCGGTC